TGGCGCTTCAGGGCCTGAAAACCATTTCGCCATTTTTTCTCTCGCCTCAAGCTGAACATTAGTGTCATTTAAATCTTGATCGTAACGAATAACATCTGCATAACTAGGTAATATCATAGCACCATTGACTTCACAATAAGGATTATATGGTTCAAAATCTCCGTCAGCAGAAATAATTACATATCTCCATCCTTCGGCTGAAGCATAAAATATGCATTCCTCGAGCATCTTTGCAATAACCATTCCCATTTCAAGTTGTTTTTTCTCATCATAATACTTGTCTATCATATTTGAGTGATCATAAAAAACATCACGCAATGCTTTCATTCCTGGATCATATGTTCTTGTAGTATTCATCTTTAAGTTCGGCGATGGAACTTCATAAACCCACCACTTCCTATGAAGATTTGGTATAATAAAAATTAATATATCTTCTTTCTGCATCTCATTTCGCATCTCTTTCATGAAATACCATGATAGATAATGTAAATTTGCGCCAGGAACACCATATACGTCTAACTCTGCTCCTCCAGCTTTGACATAAAATGACTTTAACCACATATGCCATGACCAATCATCAGTGTACGTTATTTTTTCAGGATATCTCGGCATAAGTGCAAAGCTATCACCTACTATTCGAATCTTCATTCTTATCACCTTTCTTCAAAATCACTATCCAGACTCGTGTTCCGTCTGAATATTTTTTATCAAAAATAGTTTCGTTATTATAATTACGCGCTGTCAACTGCTAACACTATACTTTCGTTAAACCCAAAATCACTATCCGCAGACACGCCGGCGGGAGTAAGAGTAGTAGTTTGCCTTTGTAATGGAATGTCTGAATCATTTAATCCTGCCGAAAGATTAAAATACTTCATGTTTGTCTCTCTGACAATCTTACCAGTATTAAGAGCACCATAGAAAAATATATGCATAGTAAAATCTAAATTGTAATTCAAATATGTTCTTTGTGCCATATCACCTTCATAATTATCCTCCATCGCAACACCATTTAAGATCACTGGAACATCTTCTTTGATAGTGTCAAATCCATCTAAAGGCTTTATAGTTAAATTGTATTGAGGATTGAAATAAGGTATGATTTGTTCCACAACCTGCAACGCGTCATCTTGCGTTTTTGCGTAAATGGAAAGTTGAAAATTCACTTGATAAGGTACTGCTGAATAAATCTTGGTCCTATCATTTACAGTATTCCCTACTTGATTAAAGTTGTTTATTTTTGGAAGCTGTCTAGTTGGATCATAACTGATTCCTGCAATTTCAAATGACATGCGCGGCAACTTAATAGCTGTCTTCGTGTCAGTAGCCAGGCTTGGATTTTCTCTGACCCTTTCTAAATACTTTGACCTAGGACCATAAGATAAAGGCACTTTCATCGTATCAGTTCCACCGCCAGAACTATTCTTTCTGATGATGTAGATGTCATTGAAAAGTTTACCAAAACTTGCTACAGCTTTTCTTATTCTTTGGTGATAGAAATAATTACCGAACATCAGTTACCTTTGTATATTTTTTGCAAGTGAGTTTCAAATTGTTCAACCTTTGCCAATCGATCTGGCCATTTTATATACTCCTTTTCAGGATTTTGCTTTAAGTTATTTAGCAAAGGAACTACAGCATTGTATAACTCATCTAATTTTTGTTGAGCTCCTTTAGCCTCACTAGCCATAGTGTGCATGGTTTGCGTTACTTCTAACTCGTCTTCATCAACGGCCGTAAACCCAAAATCGAATATTTCTGACATTATTCAGGATCTCCAAAAGGATTATTTTCTGTGAAGTCTATAAAGTTTAAATCAAAAGAAGTGTTCTGTTCATTCTTTGCAATGTTATTGACTTCAGCAGCAAGTGTAATTTGAGCTTCAGCTAGAGAACTTATGCCATATATTGGTATTGTAGCACTAGGTGTAAAGAAATGAAGTTTACCATCACTAGCGCCAATATGTGCAATAGTAAGTTGCGTAGGTGTCACATTAAGTATTTCACCACTTATTATTGTTCCATCAGAGAGTGTTTGTGTTATATTCTCACCAAGTTCAAATGTGCCAGAAGTGATTGTGTATGTAAGCAATTGTTGATACGTATCATCTTTTTCTATCTGATCAATCTCAGTGATACCAGTATCAAGATCTTCGCCAGCATAATCAAACAGAGTTGCTCTCATTTTATAAATGGGCAAATTGCTCAATTGATAGAAAGGCTGCTCATGTTCTACGTGCTGAATTTCGAAAAGGGATTTTGAAAGTGGTAAGTAGATCAGATCACCAGTTCTCGGATCTTCAGTACTTATAGTTTGGCTGTAATTATTAACTGTCGATCCCCATCTTCTTTTTGAAACTACAAATGTGGCCTCATCTCTTATCTCTACACCAAATTTAGTGAAAAGATCTCCTTCGCCTTCAAATCCATCAGCATTTTCAATATACATTTCAATTCTATAACCAAAATCGAATTTTGAAGATATGTCATGTCCTAAAACTGTATCTTCATTCATAATTACTCTAGGCAAGTAATAAACGTCTTGCCCATACATTTTTAAAGATTCAATTATTATGTCTTCATAAAGTTTCTGCTCAGATTGAACAGCTTCACTGAAGTATAAATTTCTTGCCATTGATTACCCCACAAAAAAATCTGGAGGTAATTCTTGTTCTAGCCTAAGCTGTTCTCTCAGTCTTTCTAATTCTTGAGTAGCATCATCAAATAATTGCCTACCGTTTAAAGTTACTCCTCCTGGAAGTTGCATGCCTTCAAACTTTATTAAGTTAGCGCCCCACTGTTGTTTAATAAGTTGTGTAGAATATTCTTTAAGCCACATATCATTCCACACTGCAGTATGCGATCCATTATCAACAACTTGATAAATCTCTGCAACTATGTATTGGCCGGCCTTTATATCTTCATCTTCGAAATCGCCGTGTATATAAAGCCTGTTCTGTTTCCGTGAAAACGTAACTTGAGGGTGCCCATTTAACTTAGTGTCAAGCAATGATAGATATTGTTGCATTTGATCGTAGTATGCCAGATCTCCTGCAAAATTCTGCAAATCAGCAATATCGTTCAGCATCATTTGATACTTTATATCAAAGAAATTTCTCGAACTATTAAAGTTTGACGCAATTTGAAATAATTTTGAGACATATATAATGTCAGAAGACAAACTTATGTACTTATTTGAAACGTCAGTAGAAGTTACTAAATGTTTAAGATATGTCTTAATGGTAGCATCAGAATGAAATTCTTGATACACTTGAAGAGCATCATCTACTCTATCTTCCAGCTGATCGCCGTCAACGTTAATTTCGAGAACAGGATCTCCTAACCTACGTAAGCAGTAATCGATTAAATTTTGTCGTGTAGCAGGTACAGCCATAATTTTTTCCTGTACAAATGTTAGTTTCTATGGTACTATTTATAAAGATCATGTACTTAAGAGGAGGATCTACTAATTGACAATTGTTTTTACTAATGGTTGCTTTGACATAATTCATGCTGGACATATACAATATCTAGAAGATTCTAAAAGAATATGCCAAGGTGACAAACTGGTGGTCGGATTAAATTCTGATGCATCAATGGAACGAATAAAGAGAAAACCATTCAATACGCAAAAAAACAGAAAGCGAGTACTAGAAGCGTTGAGAATAGTGGATGAGGTTCACATCTTTGAAGAAGACACGCCTTATGAACTAATCAAAAAGATAAAGCCGAGATATATAACTAAAGGAGGAGATTATGAACCTGAAGACGTAGTAGGTCGAGATCTCGCTCAATTAAAAATTATGGATACATATCCATCTGAATCATCTACAGAATTATTGGAGAAAATTGAAAAATGGCTAGACATGAAGAAGGAAAAGTAAGTAAAGGATGGGGGCAAGAAATCATTTGGGCTACAAACGATTTGTATTGTGGAAAAATTCTTACCTTCAAAGAAGGAGGAAAGATGTCAATGCATTATCATATGCAAAAACATGAAACTTGGTATGTTCTAGAAGGATCGTTTATGATCAATAAGATTAATACTGAAACTGCTGAAAAATATACTCAGAATGTTAGAAAAGGCAATACAGTTGTAAACAAGCCAGGTGAGCCACATCAAATCATGTGTCTAAAAGAAGGGATGATACTAGAAGTTTCCACGCCAGATTCTATAGAAGACAACTATAGAGTCGCTAAAGGAGATTCGCAAAAATGATCATTTGGGGAATGTCTGGAAAGGGGCATGACGCAAGTGTTACCGTGTGGGGACCTAACGAAACAACTGGTCTCATTGAGCTTTTGCATGAAGATTACACACGAGACAAAAAACACGATAAAGAACACCTTGATCAACTTCTCATGTACGGTGATCCAGAACTAGTTGTCTGGTATGAAAAGCCATGGAAAAAAGCATTTAGAATGCTTTATGCAGGGCAGCCACAAGCATTTAGAAGAAACATGTTAAGATCTTACTTAAAAGAAGTAATGTCTATCAAGTGTAAAGTGGTATGCATAGATCATCATGAAGCGCACGCAGGTCACTTTTATGATTCGCCTTTTGATGAGGCACTTATATTTGTTATAGATTCTATAGGTGAATGGGATTGCACATCTATTTGGAAAGGTAAATCTTATTCGGGTCACTTAGTTAAACTCGACAGAGTATCTTATCCAGATAGTTTAGGTCTTTGGTACAGCTCAATGACTAAAGTCGCTGGTCTAAAACCTAATTCAGATGAAGGAAAATTGGAAAGGATGAGTGATGATAATCATTTAGATGAATATGCATTAAGAGCAGTTGAAAAATATATCATGCCTCATAGTTGGAAACCTATGTTTTGGGAGAACTTACATAGGGGCGTAGGAGATTCTTTACCTGGTCCTAAAAAATTTACTCCAGTAGAAATTGCAACTGCAACACAATTCGCCTTTAGTCAAAAAATAACTAAGATGATACAGCACTGGTGTGATAAAGAAAAGATAAATAATGTTGTATTGGCCGGCGGTTGTGCATTCAACAAAGGTGTAAGAAAAGATATTACTGATCTTGGTTATGACTTATGGGTTCCTGATAATCCGGGAGATGGTGGATCAGCTAAATCGTGTGTCAACGTCTACCTCAGGAAAAAGGCACTCATTGATATATCGCTCAACCAAGGTCCTTTCCACTCCTAAACTTTCCATGACTCTCGGAGTGTGTGGATTTTGTTTTTGCATCTTACAATAAAAATTATGGTTTTCGGTATAATCATGCCCAGTAGTATAAAAACCAACATTATCAAGAAAGAAGGTTAAATTTGACCACACTACCTCTAGAAGTTTATCAAGCTCTTCATCAGACCTTATATTCCCCGCGGCGATCATACTCCCGCTAAAGATTGCCTTTGCCCAATCTGGCAATTCTCTTTTCTTTGATGGAATAAATTCCTTTACATTTTCGTGAAACTGTTGTATAATAAAATGAGTAGGAAATACAGGGGAGAAGTCGTGGAAAGCACCCGTGATCTTTTTAGGACCCGATATGACGTCCCAACCAAAAATTGGAGAGGGATCGTTAAAGTGAGGGTAAATACAAACATGCATCATCCATAACTTTTTAGTTTCTCGCATGTCAAGCACGTCAAAATCCGCTTTTCTCCATCCGGAGTACTCGTTTTTTCCACCATCAAATGTTATTGCTGGCCAAGGAAAATCATGGTATTTAACACCACTAGAACGCGATTCAATAAGATCGTGTATTTTTTCAGAGAAAGGAATTAATTTGTCAAATAGCATAATAATTAGCCAAATCTTCATAAAGATTTATAGCATCTTGAAAAACTTTTCGAGCTTCTTTTTCATGCGTTTCAGTAAGTTTAGCCGTAACGTATTCAATCATTGCATTTTTATTTTCGAATTCATAATATTCAGTACCAATGTCTGGCATGCGTTTAGACAGCGCTTTAGCAATCATCTCACCTCCATACATATCTCCAAAATGCCTTACGTAAATGTGAGCCCAAAGCTGATCTTCATTAAGAAGCATAACTCTTTTAACATTCTCTTTAACACTTGGCATCATTTTACCTCTGCCTCTAGGCATTTCTGGATGCATCAAGTCATGACTTATCGGAATCGATCTCTTTATTTCGGGAATATCTTTAAGCATATCGTTACACATATAACATCTAGTTTCAAGAGCTTCGTAACATCTAAGCTGGTTTTCCAAGTACATCGAGTACTGTTCAATAGTAAATTTAGAAGAAAACATGTGTTTAACCCACCGGTGTGATTCAGCTTCACGATGGATATCATCTAACATTACTTTTAATTTTTGTCGGGACATTTAATACCTCATGATTCATGTCATTGGAGATCTAATAATAGACGAATATTGGTTCGGAGAAAGCGAGCGCCTATCTCCTGAAGCACCCGTTCCAATTGTAAAACTCAAAGAAAAAAAATTTTCTTTAGGCGGAGCTGGTAATGTTTACATGAACATTAAATCAGCTACTAATGACGTATGTCTTTATGGATATAAAGATAGCATACATAACTATATATTAGAAAAAATAAAACCAAAAGGAAATGTAGTCACAACAGATCATATGCCTCACAAAGTAAGAGTCATGGTTGATCAATGGTTAATGTCAAGAATCGATAGTGAAATACCAATTGAAAGCAATACAGTCGAAGAAACATTTCATTCATTTGTAGGAAATGAGTATGATGTAGTTGTTCTTTCAGATTATAATAAAGGAACTATTAAGCAACCGCAATTAATCATAGAGACTTCAAAAAAATGCATAGTAGATCCTAAGAAAAATCTTCATCATTATAAAGGCGCGTGGGTATTAAAACCAAACAGAAAAGAATTTGAAGAATGGGCTGGAAAATCTTTGACTGCAAAAGAAATTCTTGTAGAAGCTCGAAGAGCAAGAGACGAATTGAATATTGAACATTTTTTAGTAACATTAGGATCAGAAGGAGTTATATACGTAGGAGACGAAATAGAACATTATCCAGCAACTACACAAGACGTGTTTGACGTCACCGGCGCTGGCGATACCTTTACTGCAGCTTTAGCGTTATGTACTGAAATCAATTTGCCAATGTACCAATCTATCATTGTTGCTAATGCTATGGCAGGATATGCAGTAAGATCGAGAGGCACATCAACTCTCAATTACGACACTTTAGACGAGGAAATCAAAAGGGTAAGATAATGAACATCTTAATCACAGGGCATAAAGGATTTATAGGCTCTAACATGATGAAGTTCATGGAAGAAAAAAATTATAACGTTATTGGATTTGAATGGGATGATAATCCAGAACATTATCCAAATCTTGACGGAATAGATAGAGTCATTCACTTAGGTGCTGAAACATCTACAGTTTCTGAAGACATCGATTTGATAATGAAAAAAAATTATGATTTTAGTTGCAGATTACTAGAGGATTGTGCATATTTAAAAATTCCTTTTCAATATGCATCAAGCGCATCTGTATATGGAAATCAAAAATCTATGAAAGAAACGTCTGATCTAAGACCCTTAAATTACTATTCTTATAGTAAGTACATGTTTGAAAGATTTGCACTTGACTTTGAAAAAGATGCAGAAACGCCTATTCAAGGATTTAGATATTTTAACGTTTTTGGTAAGGGAGAAGATCATAAAGGAGCACAAGCATCTCCTATAACAGTGTTTAGAAAACAAGCACTCAATAATAAGAACATCAAAGTGTTTAAGAATTCTAATCTTTATGAAAGAGACTTTGTGTATGTTGGTGACATATGCGAGTTACATCATAGAATGTTTAACAATAATGAAAGTGGTATATGGAATGCTGGAACTGGATCACCGACAAGTTTTTTAGAAATCGCTGTCATCATGGCACATAAGTATGATGTGAACATTGATTATATTGAAATGCCTGGTGTAATTAGAAAACAATATCAGCATTACACTAAAGCTGACTTGAAAAAACTTAACGACACAGTTAAGATGAACTGGTTTCCAATTCAGGATTATATCAATTATGAGCTATAATATGTGGGGCTCTGCGAAAGCAGAGCCTTCTAAGGAACAAAATTATTCGGAAGATTCGAATCTATCATTTAAAGAAATGATGGAAAAGTATAACAAGCCTTTAGTTGCTTTTGATAGAGATGGCGTTATGTTTGAAACTGAAGGTAAACCTATCACAATAGATAATGCAGTTCCTATAATAGATTCATTTAAAGCTGTCGCCATGATAAGAAGAAAGGAATATAAGATCGCAATGATATGCGATCAACCTTTTATTTCAGCAGGTCTTATTACACATCAGCAAGTAGAAGAAGTGAATGCACTAACTATCGAATATTTAGGGCAATATGGTTGTCCTAGTATAGACATGGTTCTGTACAATGAGTCAAATCAAAAACATGATATATTTGGAAAACCTAGAACTGGAATGTTTAAGAGATTAAAAGAAGAGTTTATGATACCTTACAAAGGAGGGTGGTATGTAGGTGATCAAATCATGGATGCTAAAATGGCAATGAAAGCACGAATGCGCCCTGTTCTTCTTCGTACTGGGCTTTTAGATGAAAAGAGGTTGAACAGCTTTGCAAACAAACAATTGAAAAGACAAACAAAAATATACGATAATTTTTTAGAATTTGCCGAATCGCTTTAAATCCATTCTGGACCATGAACCCATCCCACTAAAGATTTTCTAACACCTTTAGTAACTGGACTTACTCTGTGAACTAAAACAGAATTAAAAAACACGGCCTCATTCTTGAGAAGTTTAGCTCCACCATTAGCTGCTATACCATACTGATTATTGGTGTCATAATAGTGTTGAGGAAAGAATTGTAACTCACCGCCTTCATATTCACTAGGATCATTAAGACCTATGCTAAAAGAAACTTTTCTAATATATTTAGAAGTGTCTTTGTGCAATCCATCGATATGCCAGTCATAGTGTCCGTTTTCATCACCATAATATACTGAGTATTGTAAATTTTCTAAAGCATAAAGATTATAGTTAAAATACTGTTCATTGACTT